TACTGGCTGAACCCATTGTTCAGGATGAACAAGCAACTATTCACGATTCTGTAGAAATGGAAACGGAGATGCAGAAATGGATTCAACAGATACTAAAAATAATGTTGTCGGAAATATAGTGGTTCTATGTGAATCTTGTTTTGGTAAGATTCCGGAAGAACCTATAGATACTCCGATAAATAACTTTCCCTATGCTCAGATACTATTCAGGCAAGGTAACTGTGAATGTGTTCATTGCAATGCAGAATTGCGCCCTTTCGATAATTATTATTTCATTCATGAGAATAAAAGGAGAATAAATTAATGATATCAGATGTCCTAATTGCGGTAGTCTTGATGTTAAACGTCAATTTCCAATGAGTCAAATGGTAGTAGTGAAAGGAAGTCCTTATGTCGGTGGTTAGAAGTATCATGATAATATTGTTTACCTGTCTTGCAGGTTTCTTTGACGGTGTAATGGATATGATAAAAGATTTTCATCAATCGGATAAAAATTGGTTATGGCAATGGGTGAAAGGAACAAAATATCAATCGTGGTATGATGGTTGGAATCCCCTACCATTCTTTGATACTTATAGGCCGGGAATGATTTGGTTATCAGATGCATGGCATATGGCGAAACACTGTATGTTATTATGTTTTGCGGGGGCATTGTCTCTTGCTATTACTTTATTTGTTTCCTTGTTATTTGAAAAGAAATATAGTCGTAAATTAGAGTGGTACTACCAGTTGTTAATTCAGATTGTTTTATGGTGGACATTATATTGGTTAGAAGGTGAATTCTTTAACCTAACATACCAGAGATTAAAATGATATTCTATAAACGTGCAGCAAATAAAGAAGTAGAATATTACCGCAAATCCGAAGCGGATGAACTAGGGTTAAATTACATACCATGGCGTGATGCTATTGAAGGAGGCCAATGGATATTGACCGATGATAATTATGTAATTAAAACTACTAGGGTAAAACTTCTGCCGGAGATAAAGAAAAACAGAAAGACACGTTATAGACGCAGGATATATACTGAATTATGTTGGCGTTATCCTCATAGTAGAATTCCTATGGAAATAGAAAAACATATGGAAGTATGCCGTTATAGTATAGTGCCTGCACCTTGGTGGAAAGAATATCAAGGTGAATGTCCGGCATTAAATAAATTATTAGTCAAAGCGATATTGCTTGGTGAAATTCCTTTCAATACTTTTAAAAAATATACGAGAGAAGAAATTAAAGTATTCGATAGAATAGCGAATAAATTATCGGACCATATGAATGGGAATAATATCAGAAAGTATTATAATATAGACGAGGTGCGTATGCAATTACAGGAAGAAATAAAACAGATGGCTATTAAGAAAGGTTGCACACTTGAAGAAGTATTCGACCTTTATGCCGAAGCTAAAACAATCTCCAGAAAAAAGGGAGATGCTAAAGGATTGGTTATGGTAGGTGATCGTTATGCCGGTATAATCGGTATGACAAGTAAATTGGTTACCACTAATCAGCCCCCGCAATTACCGGTTACTGATGATGTTTCATTTACAAAAATCTTAGATGATAACGACAACGGATAAACCATTAACTGATAGGGATAAGGTTCTTGAGATATTGCGAAAGAATCTTATTAAGTTTGGTAAGTTGATTAAACCTATCACCTTCTATTTACCTTCCCCGGAAATACATTACAAGATAGCAAAGTTATTCTTGCAGGAGAGTATTAAAAAATTACTCATCATTGCTCCTAGAGGTATAGCAAAAAGTACATTAGTAACAATTTATATTCTTCATCATTTATGGTTTGGCGATAAAGGAAGAAAACTTATTGTTATTATCAGTAAAACCCAGACGCATGCACGTGCTATACTATCAACCGTAAAAGATATTGTAGAATTCTCCGATGGATTCAGAAAATTGTTCGGGTATCACGGTTCAATGGTAGCGAAGAGTTGGAGAGAAGATCGTGTTATATTCGATAATGGAGATAGTATCATTGCTCGTGGTACCCGGCAACCAATTCGTGGTATCAATGAAAAAACTCAACGTCCTACTTTAATTATAATCGATGATCCTGAAGATGAAAATAATACTAAGACTATTGATGCAATGGATGATAATGTCAATTGGGTATTAACGGCAGTAGTTCCTGCTTTAGATGCTCATAGAGGACGGATAATTGTCATAGGCACTCCATTGCATGAACGCTGTATTGTGTCGGTATTAGAGGGTATGGGTAGTTGGACTACGGTTAGATGCGGTAATAATATTGAAGAAGGTATTGCTCTATGGCCCGAATCAAAATCATTGGAACAATTACGCAGAGATATGGAGGATTTCAAGTCTGCTGGTAAGGTCCGGATATATTATCAGGAATATGAATGTAATCTAATACCAGGTGGAGATGCATTATTCAAAAAGGAATATATCGAATGTTACGATGAGGATACAGTTATTGATTTCAGACAGGATGAACCTTATCTGAAGTTTTCTAATGGTATATTATTTCCAGTGAATATTTATATGGGAGTAGATCCTGCTTCAACAGTGTCTCAATCCGCAGATTATAGTACTATTGTCCCCGTTGCTGTTACTTCAGACTTGAGAATATTTGTACTGGATTACTTCAGAAAACGTGTAGCTCCATTGGATCATGCCGATGCAATAGAATCTTATTTCTTAAGATTGCATCCAAGATTGACTCTGATAGAATCTACCGGTTATCAGAATATGTTGCGTCAGTATTTAAGAAGTCGTATATTCATTCCAGGTTTGGAGTCCAAAGAGACTCCTACCGATGCAAAAGATAAAAGGTATATTGAAATGTTGCAACCTGCTTTTGCACAACACAGAGTTTTTCTGAAAGGGAAGATTGAGAATGGAAAATATTCGGGACCAATGCAGGAATTATACGATGAATTATTACTCTTTCCCAAGTCGAAACACGATGATTTATTGGACGGTCTGTACTATGCTTGTAAGCGTATACGTCCTCCTTCACATTCTATTGTTGAAGTTAAAGCACCTCTTCCTGAATATCAACAGGTTCTTGTTGATTATTATAATAAGAAAGATGAAGAGAATGAAATTCCAATTTACTATGACGATGTATTCAGCTAGGATATAACTATGGAAACTACCACACTTGATGTATTAACCCAGAAACGTGCTGAATCTATCTTAGTACAACAGATTAATACTACTCCCGATCCTGAAGCGGTATTCTCTCAGGAGAAGTTTCAGGAATTGCAGTCTATTTCTCAGACATGGCGTGATGAGATGTTAGAGGATAATGACTTCTTTTTAGGTGCACAGGTATCCCAGAAACAGGATGAGGTGAATAAGAAACGTAAACAGAAATCATTTACTGTTGATGTGATATTTCAGGCAGTTGAACAAGCGGTTGCACTCTTGACCTCTAACCGTCCAAGATTCTCTTGCACAGGTACAGAAGATTCCGATACCCGTATAGCAGGAGTAATAGCAACAATAATGCAATTCATATGGCACTTGAACAATGCTACACAGAAGTTAAAACAGGTTATTAGGGATTATTATGTTGGTTCAATTGGATGGGTACTCATATATTGGAATCCTTACCTATTAAACGGCAAAGGAGATATTGCTATTGATACCATTGATGCTAAGAGGGTATATGTAGATAGTAACTCAAAAGATTTCTTCTTCAAAGATGCAGGTCATATGATTATTGAAACCGATCTTACCAGTGAGATGATGCAGATTACTTATAATATGACTCTGGAAGAATTACAGCAATTTGAGACTTCTTCACAAACAATACAATCTTCTACACGTGTAAGTGAATTTAATTCCGGTAGTGCCAATCTAAATGCTTCTCCGGTTCCGATCTATAAACGTCTTGATAGATATTCCAGAGTAAAAGAAATGATGTTTGTTCTTGAGAAGGAAGATGAACGATTTGAGATGACAATTGATCCGCGTCAGTTCGAGAAAAGAACCAAGAATATGACCTGTATAGTTTTCTCTACTGCGAGAACAACTAATTATTTTGTAGCACCGAGAAACGTATCGAATGTATCTAAATTACTTTCGCAATATGGTGAAGTATTCCACGAAGTACAAATGGAAGATCCTCAGAATCCAGGACAGATGAAAACAGATTTGATGTCTGGGATAGAGAATCAGGTAGAATATCCTCCTGGAGTTACCGCAGTTCCTAATAGTACTACTTATCTTAAATTAATAAGTATGTATGATGCAATCAAGAAGGGGCAGATGAAAGTATCCAAACGGTTACTTGATAGAACTAAGCATGTAGCAAGTATCGGCAATAAGGTTCTATTTCAGAATATAGTTCCTACTTCACATCATGTATTGATACCGTTAATTAATAACTTTGATAGGACTATATATCCGGTTGGCGATGTGCGTAGAGTGAAACGTGAACAGGAATTTATCAATTCGATCAGACAATTAGTTGTAACCCATGCTGCCATTACTACTAACTTTAAGATAGGATACCCTGAAGGCAGGTATAAAGAAGAAGAATTAAATAAGAGATTTAATGATCCTACACAGAGATTCTTACCTTATGATGCAGAAATGCAATCTACTGGATTGCAGGTTATAGCTCCGCCTCCATTGCCTAACCAATTATATCTACTCGAACAACAGGCGCGAAAGAATATTCAGGAACGGCTTGGAATATTCAATATGCAGGCAGGTGACCCTACTGATGCTCCGAGTACATATAAGGGTACGGTAGCATTAGATGAATATGCACAACGTAGAATTAAATCAAAGAAAGATGATATTGAAGAATTCTTAAACCAGATAGGTAAGGTTGTGGTAGATTTTATCCAGTATTACTATACTGATTCAAGAGTAATAAATATTGTTTCTCCTAATGATAAACCAATGACTATTACATTACGCAACGATAGTAGATTGGATAATCTCTACGAGAATAATGAATTTAGAATCAATGATATTATGGTAGGTCAATTTGATTTGGTTGTAGTATCTGGTTCTACACTTCCGAGTAATAGATGGGCACAACTTGAAGTATATACTGAACTCTATAAACTTGGATTATTGGATCAGGAAACTACTCTGCAGAAAACAGAAGTAGCAAATGTTGAACAGGTAATGGAACGTATTGGAATAGTCAATCAATTAAAGTCCATGCTTGCACAGGCACAGGAACAGATTAAGAAATTATCCGGCGATCAACAGACTATGGAACGTGAATTAATGCATGCAAAACGTGATAAGGATATGACTATATTCCAGAAGAATCTTGAGAATGAAGAAGTAAAAGCCGCGGCTGCACGTATGATATATGAGAATACTCTTAAGACATTAAAAAAAGCACATGTAGGAAATAATTGACATTAATAATTAATTCACTTATGTTTCATATAGATTTTATTAGAAAGGTTTGTTAATAATATGGCTAAAGAAAATGGCGTTGCTGAGTTGGAACTTCCAGGAGAAGTTCTTACACCAAATGCTGCTGCAGATCCGTTGATACAGACTACGGGATTAGAACAATTCGGTACATCTCTGGAAAGACCTAATAAGGTTACTCCAAATATGAATCCGGATGCTGGAGGATTCCCTAGTCAAAAACAACAAGAGTCTCAAAGTCCTAATGCTGAAGAACAGAAACGTTTTGAGTACTGGCAATCAGTTGCTCAGAAGAATGAACAGAAAGCAAAGGAATTAGAGACTAAATTAGCCCAAGTTACTCCCCTGGTCGATTTTGTCTCCAAAGATGAGGACTCATATCGATATATACAGAATCGTCTTAACGGTAATCGCACACCCGATAAACCGCTGGAACCGCCACAGAAACCTAATAACTACAATGAGGTAGAAGCGTTTTCCAATCCGGAATCAGCATCATTCAAGTATCGTAATGACAATGAAGCATATAAGGATGCACTTCTGCAAAACGTTATCAAACAGAATGAATCCTTATTTCAACAACGTCAACAAGATGCACAAGCACGTGAAGTAGAAAGAATTGAGAGAGAGAAAATGGCGAAATTCCAGGCAGAAGTTATTGCTGAAGGAATTGCACCGGAAGAGTTCCCTGAATTCTGGAATACTGTGCGTAATGCTGATAAATCTACTATGGTGAAATTCTTCAAATGGCAAAAATCTCAGACGCAACAAGGTCCTGAC